ATTACACTTAATTTACCAGCAGGTGTTGCTGGAGAAATGATTGGAGCGTCAGACTATGCACAAACGTGGGACAGTAATAATTTAACTCTAGCTCCCAACGGAAGTGACAAAATTGGTGGAACCAATGACGATGCTATTTTAAAGACAGCGGGTCAATCAGTGGTACTTATATATGTAGATGCTACTCAAGGATGGATTGACGTACAAGATTCGACTTCTGCTATTGCAGGAGGATCTTTCATAGTTGCCACTGGTGGAACTCCAGCATGTGGTACAACTTGTGGAGATTACAAAATTCATACTTTTACAGGACCAGGAACTTTTTGTGTTTCAGCTCTTTCATCTTCTGCACCATTCAATGTTGTAGATTATTTAGTAGTCGCAGGTGGAGGTGGTGGCGCAAGCAATAATGGTGGAGGTGGAGGTGGAGCAGGTGGTTTCAGAGCCTCTTCATCTACTTTTACAAATTGCGGACCAAGTGCACCTAGAACAACACCCGCTTCGTGCTCTGCAGCACTCCCTGTTGCAGTGGCTGGTTATCCAGTAACTGTTGGTGGAGGAGGAGCAGGTGGCGTAGATGCCTCGCCTGCAGGAGCTGTAGGAAGTTCTGGTGTCGATTCAGTTTTTACAGGAACAACAACAATAACTTCTACGGGAGGTGGTGGTGCTAATGCAAGAATTGGTCCACAACCTACTCCGGTATCCGGAGGTTCAGGAGGTGGTGGAGGAGCAGGAGGCCCGGGAGGTACTCATGGACCTGGAGCAGTTGGAGGGGCAGGTAATACCCCACCTACAACTCCTCCTCAAGGAAGTACTGGTGGTTCGGGAACCGCAGGTGCACCAGCTCCACTAGGACACTATGGTGGTGGAGGTGGTGGAGGCGCAATGGCTGTAGGTAAACCAGCTTACAGTGATGTACCATGTGACGAAAGAAGTTTAGGTGCAGACGGTGGAGGATTTCCAGGAAGTGTTTTTGGCTGTAATGGAGAACCTTGTGGTTCTAATAGATATTATGCTGGTGGTGGAGGAGGATCAAGATGTGGTCCTGTTCCAAGTCCAGCTGTACTTACAGGTGGATTAGGTGGAGGTGGATTAGGCTCGTACGGTTGTTCTTCTCCCGGATTACCACCGCTCGCTAATAGAAGTGGAACTGACAATACTGGCGGTGGAGGTGGAGGTAATAATGATGCACCCATTTCACCTAGTGCAGGTGGAGCAGGTGGTTCAGGAATAGTAGTTATAAGGTACAAGTATCAATAAAATGGCACATTTTGCAAAATTAGGAATTAATGGAAAAATTATTTCAGTATTAACTTTGAATAATTCTGATATGCTTAATGGTGATGGTGTTGAAGATGAATCAGTAGGTCAACAATATTTAGAGAGACATAACAATTGGCCAGCTCCACTGTGGATTCAAACATCTTACAATACCCATGGTGGAAAGCATTACGACAATAAGACTGGAGAATTATCAACCGATCCATCTAAAGCATTGAGAGGAAATTATGCTAGTATAGGTTTTGAATGGGATGAAGATAATCAAATCTTTTGGCCTCCGAAACCTTATCCTTCGTTTGTTAAAAATACAGAAAGAGCTTCATGGGACTCACCACTCGGTGATCCTCCCGACTTAACTGCTGAACAAGCAGAAGTTAAATCATATTATGAATGGAATGAACCAAATCAATCTTGGGACTTGATAACTAGACCATAAAAGATATAAAGGTATGTGGTATGCAAAAGAAAGTATTATCCGAAATAGCCCTATACTACGGCGATGTCACGATGCCGAAAGGTTTTGAAATAGACCGAAACAAACTTCAAGAAGACATTTTACAATCTCGAATTTATAATAAAGCTTTCCCATTTTCAAGAACGATGGGGATGCTAAATACTTATATAAGCGAGCATATTAATGTGGAACATGGTTTGAAATTAGTTAGTAAAGAAATATGGGGAAATTCTTATAAACCCAAAGAAATTTCTCCTCCTATACTTAATATAGATCCAATGGATTTAAAAAGGTCTCCCGACTACGTATTACTTTATGGAGTAAATGTTGACAATTGTAATATTCGAATTCACTATGATGATAATAGAAGACAAGGAAACTGTTGGGATATTTCACTAACCAATAACCAATTTATTATGTTTCCCTCTATGCAGATGTATTACATAACTAATAATCAAAAAGATTCTCTTAACTTTATACAAACAATTATTTATGAATTTATCTAATTATTTTTGGTATTTTAAATCTGCTTTAACACCTAAATTTTGTGATGAAGTTATTAAATATGCTTTAGAGAAAAAAGAAACAATGGCTATTACTGGAGGTTTTGGTCACAATAGAAATTTACAAAATCAACCTCTAACCAAAGATGAAGTTAAAAATTTAAAATATAAAAGAAATTCTGATTTAGTATGGTTGAATGATACTTGGATTTATAAAGAAATACATCCCTTGGTTCATCAAGCTAATAAAGATGCTGGGTGGAATTTTAATTGGGATCGATCGGAATCTTGTCAATTTACAAAGTATAAATTGAATCAATACTACGATTGGCATTGTGATAGTTGGGAGCAAGCTTACGATAGAAAAAATAAAAATAGCCCTGAACATGGAAAAATTAGAAAGCTATCCATGACTTGTCAATTAAGCGATAGTTCAGAATATAGGGGAGGAGAATTAGAATTTGATTTTAGACAATATTCACCTCAGATGAGAGATGAATCTAAACATTTAAGAAAAGCAACTGAAATACTGACCAAAGGGTCTATTATTGTTTTTCCATCATTTGTTTGGCATAGAGTTAAACCCGTAACGAACGGAGTAAGATATTCACTTGTCCTATGGCATTTAGGATATCCATTTAAGTAATGTTTATAAATAATTATTTTGGAACGCCGGTATGGTCTGAAGAAAAACCTGAATTTGTTAAATCATTAAACAAAGCTAGTGATAAATATATTAAGGCAGCAAAAAAAATGCCAGAGGGTAAAAAATATCTAAAACAGTTTGGTGATTTTGGAAGATCGTGGCATTCAACCCCCTTAACAAGGGACAATGATTTTTTAGATTTAAGAAATTATATAGGACAAAAGTCTTGGGAATTTTTAGACCATCATGGCTATGATATGAAACTATATACAACCCTGTTTTCCGAAATGTGGGTTCAAGAATTTTCTAAAAAAGGTGGAGGCCATCATTCAGCCCATGTACATTGGAATCAGCATGTATCAGGATTTTATTTTTTAAAATGTTCAGATAAAACTTCTTATCCTATTTTTCATGAACCGAGAACCGGTGCAAGATGCACTAAATTAAAAATGAAACCAGATTTAAAAGGTGTTGTACCCGGAACAGAACTTATTCATTTCAGACCTAAGCCTGGAACTTTGATGATATTTCCAGGATATCTACAACACGAATATGCAGTTGATCATGGCAAAGAACCGTTTAGATTTATTCATTGGAATATAACTGCCATACCAAAAGAGATGGCTAAAGATGTTTAAAAAGAATAAACATGTAATTATTAAACAAGTTATATCCAAAGATTTAGCTACCTTTATAGCAAATTATTTTGTGATGAAAAAACAGGTTTATGATACCTGTCTAAAACAAAGATTTATATCTCCCTATGAAGTACTTTTAGGAGGGTATGAAGGTAAAAATTCACAAGTGCCTAATACTTATGCTTCTTATGCTGATATTGTAATGGAAACTTTACTATTAAAGTGTCAGCCTATTATGGAGAAGACTACAGGATTAAAATTGAATCCTGCGTATAGTTTTGCCAGGATATATAAAAAGGGAGATATTTTATATCGACATAGAGATCGGTTTAGTTGTGAAATATCAACCACAATGAATCTTGGAGGGGATTCTTGGCCTATATATTTAGATCCAACGGGTGAAAGAGGAATTGAATCCGGGCATGACCAAACGGTTAAAGTTAAACCTAATGCCAATAAAGGAATTAAAATAGACCTTAGACCAGGAGATATGCTGGTCTACAAAGGATGTGAACTAGATCACTGGAGAAATAAATTTAAAGGTAAAGAATGTATTCAGGTATTTTTACATTATAATAACCCTAAAACTCCAGGAGCTAAAGATAACATGTTTGACAAGCGCCTGCATTTAGGTCTTCCCTCGTGGTTTAAACGATGATATAATTCTTTGATGGGAGCAGTGACTCCACCACATACCTCACTGCTCCCTTTAAAGGATTATATATGTTATTTGGATTTGCTGCATTTGCAGAATTACCTTTTTCAACGGGAGGACCGGCTACTACTTACGTAATTGTTACAAAAAATGCTCTTACTTTAGGGACTGGAACAGCCACTGCAGCTGGGGGCGCTACTGTCGTTGTTACGAAGAACACTCTTGCGATTTCAATAGGAAGTGCTACAATTACAGGAAACGCAAGTGTTACACCTGCGGCGAATGCCTTAGTGTTATCCACGGGTACAATTG